CTTTCCTTTTTTTCTTAAATGGTCAAAAAAAGGCCGAAATGGTCAAAAAAGGATTCGATTATGGCAAAAAAATCCCGAGAAAAGAAAATCAAGGAATTGAATGATTACATCTGGAGCCTCGAGGGCAAGTGCGAAAAAATCACGAAAGTAAACGAAGGTTTGATTCTCCAGTATTGCCGGTTCACCGTGATCACGGACGAGCTGTCCGTGGAGATCACGAAAAAGATTGACAAGCTGCCGGAGAAGGAAGCCGCCCAGCTCATCGAAAAATATGAGAAGCTCCAGAAGCTGTCCCTCAATATTTATAAGACGCTCAAGCTGGACGACATCGCCGACGCGGAGAAGGGCAAGGAAAATCCCTTCCTGAAATTACTGGAGGACGCTCAGACCGATGGCGATTTTTAAGCGATGCAATTCCTGCCATCAGCTTTATGAGGGACAACGCTGCCCGACGTGCTCGGCGAAGTACGCAGCCGCCCACGCTGCCAAAAGGCAGCGCGAAAATCCGGCGCGGAAATTATACGGCAGCGGGCTGTGGAGGCGATGCCGCCAGAACGTCATCGCCCGGGATTTCGGTTTCGATATCTGGCTGCTGGGTGCTGGCCAGCTTCACAAGTGCAAGCACCCGGTCGTGCATCACATCATCGAGAGGGACGAAGCGCCGGATCTGATTTTCGACATCGACAATCTGATCACCGTGACGAAGGAAAGCCATGAGGAAATCCATCGGCTATATCTGACCGCGAAGGACGAGGCGCTGGAACGGATTCGGGAAGGAAGGGCGGAGTTGAAGAGGCGGTTCGGGGATGAACATTGAAGATGAAATTCGGGTGCTCAACGTCCCGGCGGAGCTGCAGGAGTTTGTCGGGGATTATCACAAAGCGCTGAAAAAGAGAGCCGCGGCGGACCTCGTCGGGGAATCGGAATTCCGATGCTTTCGGCGATTCCTCAATCTGTACGTCTGCGGGAAATATAAATTTGCATTCAAGGCCATGCGTCGGCTGTTTTCCTTTTTGTCGCTCCTGATCTATGTGGACGAGAACGGAAAGGCGAATCGGCTGGCGCTCTACCCCGCCCAGAAATTTATCATGTGCGGGATCTTCGGCCTTCGATATCCGGATGGCCGATACCTGGTAAACACGGCCAAGCTATACATGGCCCGCAGGAATGGAAAATCTTTCCTGCTCTCCAGCGTGCTGCATTATCTCATGGGGATGAGTAAATTCCGGAACGAGCTCATCATCCTGGCGTCATGCAAAGGACAGAATGCGACCATCTGCTTTAATGAGTTTGTGAAGTTTGTGGATAATGATCCGATGCTGAAAGAGACGTTCGACAACGTGAACCGGACGGCGTGCTGGGCGAAGAATCGGAACACCGGCAACCGGCTGGAAATGTTCCGCACCGGCGCGGGCGCGAAGAAGTCCCTCGACGGCTTCACGAACAAGGTGGCCGTCATCGATGAGGAAATGCTCTGCGAGGAAATCATCCCGAAAACGATCCAGGACGGGCAGGCCCATTTCCTGGATGCGCTGCTCGTCGCGATGAGCACCGCGCAATTCGAGATCGGCGGGGACAATCACAAAAAATGGCTCGCGCTCCGGAAGGCGCTTTATGAGGACGCGCTGCCGGATAACGTGTTCCTGTTCCTGGCCGAGCCGGACGCCGACGATATCCGCGGGAAGGATTTCGCCAATATCAAGACGTGGGGCAAGGCGAACCCCGTCCTGCTGTTCGAGCCGGACGGCTACACCATCAAAGAACACATCCGGAAGAAGTACATCCAGAAGGGAAAGGAAGCGGCAGCCGTCAAAGGCTTCGACCTCCAGAACTTCGTGACAAAGCAATGTAATACATGGTACTCCGCCGAGGACAGGAGCGTCTGCACATTCGACCAGATGAAGGCCTGCGCGGTGGAGCATTCGTTCGCGGACGTCATCGCCGCCGGATATACGGACTGGTATCTCGGCATCGACCTCTCCCAGACGCTCGACCTCACGAGCATCTGGTTCGGCTGTTATGTCGGATTCGATGACGCGGGCGGCATCGTGGCCAACGGTTTACCCGCAGCCGCCCATCGGCTTTTTTCTCATAATCTCAGCTGGATGCCGTCGGCCAAACTGCAGCGGCATATCAGCCTGGATAAATTCCAGTATCAGGATTATCTGGACACGGAGCTCTTTTTGTGTTCCGGGGCGGGCGGCGAGAATATCGACACGCAGCAGATTTATGATCAGGTGGCGCAGATCCGAGAAACTTATGATCTGCATTTCGTGACCATATCGGCGGACCCGTACAACGTGGCCGGAATCCAGGATAAACTCGTGGCCATCTGCGACACGTTTATCCTGCAGAATCAAAGCCCGAAAGCGCTCTCTCAATATATCGAGGCGCTTTCCCAACACTGGAAGGATGGGATGATTGCGTATCAGGCCGGGCATGAGGACATCCTGGAAAAAGCCATCACGAACAGCCTTCTGGTCCGCAATAATACCGGGTATTACTCCATCGAGAAAATCAGCCTCCGGGCAGATAGCAATATCCGCATTGATCCCCTCGACGCGATGCTGACGGGCTTCATTGCGGCCTATATAGATTTCAATAAAAAAGCGCCCACCGGCGACGAGCTGGTGGACGATTGGCTGGATATGATTGCGAGGTGATGAGACGTGATTACAGCCACCGACGTGAAAAATTATTTGCGTATCGATTACACGGACGACGACGCGCTCATTGAGAGCGCCATCACGGCGGGCTATGACTATTTGGCGGACGCCATCGATGATTATGCTCTGTTATATTCCAGCAATGCGGCCTTCGCACGAAAGGCGGATTCCTGGGTGCTCACCTGCTGGGTGCCGCCCATGTATGACCAGCGTGAGGGAATGTTCACCGGGAAGGCGGCGGAAATGGACTATCCGGCGCGGGCGCTGTTGACGCAGCTCCAGCTTTACACCTACACGCCGCCGGATCCAACGGAGCCGACGGAACCCACGGAGCCAACGGAACCGACCGAGCCGACGGAACCGACCGAGCCAACGGAACCGACGGACCCGGAAGAAAATACGGAAACGGAGGAAAACGAAAATGATTCTGGAACTTAAAGGCGATATTTACGACACCGAAGAGATTTGCCAGCAGATCAAGGCGGCAGAGGAGGACGTGGAATTGGTCATCAATTCCCCTGGCGGGGATGTGTTCTCCGGGCTGCAGGTGGTCAAGGCAATCGAGAATTGCAAGCAGAAGGTCACGGCGAAGGTGGAGGTCATGGCGGCCAGCATCGCCGCCATCATCGCGTTGAGCTGCGACAAAGTGATTCTCGGGAAAAATGATTTGATGATGCTTCATAATTGCTGGACGTTTACCGCCGGAAACAAGGAACAGCTCCAGCAGGAAATCGACATGATGGCGGTCATCGACAGAGTGCTGCATAACATCATCGAGGAGCACTGCTATGATGACGACCTCTCCGCCCGCGTGGATGAGGGCGACGTCTGGATGACCGGCGACGAGGTGGCCGACCTGTTCGACCATGCGGAAATGACCGACGTCGTGCAGGATTACCGGCTGGCGGCCTGCGCTTCCCTGGCGGATTTGGTCAAGAAGTACCGCGCCGAAGTGGAAGAGGAGCGCAAAAAGAAGAAAAAGAAAATCAACGTCCCGCCCGAGCCGGAGCCGGAACCCGAACCCGAGCCGGATCCTGATCCGGATCCGGACCCCGATCCCGATCCCGATCCTGATCCGGACCCCGATCCGGACCCGGACCCGGACCCCGATGATCCGAATAATTCCGACGGCGAAAACGGCGATGGCGAAGGCGGCGACGGTGGCGATCCCCCGCCCTCCGATTACGTTGTCCCCGAAAGGCTGAAAGCGCTGCTGACCGCTGTCGATACACTGGAGTGATAACATGCTTGAACGGTTAAAAAATTATTTCAAGGGGAGCGTATGGCAGACCGTCAAGACGCAGGTGCTCCCCGTCGGCAGGGGCATCCGTTACACGGTTGACGCCGGCGGCAATATGATTTTCGCCACCTGCATCGAAATTCTCGCGAAGAATCTGGCTCAGAATAAATGGGCGATTTATGGCGCCGACCACAAGGAACAGGCGAATCTCATGGCCACCTTCCGGAAGGCGCTGAATCTCTCCCCCTACCCCGGCATCAATGCTTATGATTTCTGGGCGTACATGGAGAAACAGCGCCAGGGCGGAAACGCCTACGCCTATATCAAAACGAATAATCTGGGCGTGGAGTATCTTGTCCCGCTGGACAATACGCAGATGAAAGTTTTCTGGGACGACGCCAACATTCTTGACGGCGCCCGGAAAATCATCTATCAGTACACCGACCAGGTCGCTGGCCAGACGTTCACGATTCTTCCGGAGGAGCTGCTGCACTTCAAAGCGTATTCCCTGAACGGCATCGTGGGGCGGCCCGCTCTCACGGTTTTGGGTGAGACGCTGAAATCTGACGCCGACGTAGAAAGCGCTCTCCGCACCGGCGTGGCCAACGGCTTCGACGGTACGATCATTTTGAGCTACACATCCGACCTGTCCAAGACAAAACAGGATGAACTGCAGGCGCGGGTGAAGGAATTGCTGCAAAACAGCAATTCCACCATCCTGCCTTTACCCGCAGGCATGTCGGCGACGAATATCAAGAACGATGTGAAAGCCTATTTCGATTCGTTGAAAACCTACAACGCGCAGGCCATCAGCTCGTTCTTCGGTATCCCGCTTGCCATGCTGAACATCGGCGGAGGTGCAGGGATGGCAACATTCAGCACTAATCAGCTGATGAGTTTCTACACCGGGACCATCGCTCCCATTATTTCGCAGTACGCCGCCGAGCTCACCACCAAGCTGCTGACTGAACGGCAGATCGGAAAGGGATATCGGTTTGACACTGCGAATGACGTATTTGACATGCTTGACGCTCAGGCAAAATCAAGCGTGCTCTGTTCGTACACCGGAGCGGGAATCCTGACGGCCAATGAAGCAAGGGCCAGTTTGCAATATCCGGCGCTGGAAGGCGGCGACGTGTTGACGCAGCGGGGCGGCACCGGCTCGCTCGGGGACACGCCGACCAACGAAGGAGGCCGGGGGAAGGAGGAGGCCAATGGTATTTGACATCTATGAGAAGCTGAAAATCGACGGCAAGGAATACAAGCTCTGCTTTCCTGTCGAGCAGGTCGCAAGGCTGGAGAGTGAGCTCCGGAGCGGCAATCTGCTTTTGACAATGCTCAATATGCAGAATCCTGACGTGTTGCTGTCCGCCGGAGATTTCTTCGCGCTTTTCAAGTATGCGCTGCTGGGCGGCGGAGACGCAGCCGAGGAAGATATTCCGCAGCTGTTCCTCGCGGCGAAATACGACCATGACGACAAGGAAATTGCCGAGGTCGTCGCCAGCGCCCTGCGGAAGTCCGGCCTGGTAGGCAAGCCAAAAAAAGCCAAGGCAGCCAAGGCGTAAGACCTTCGAGGACTTTCCGCAAAGCCCGCGACCTCATCGAAGCACTGGAACCCATCGCCCTGGGCGAATTAAATCTCTCGATAGCTCAATTCGGTGCGCTGACCATCAAAGAGATTGACGCGCTGGTCGCCGGTTACGTCCGGCGGCATGAGATTCTCGAGGATTTATTCATCATAAATTGTGCCCTGCCGGTGTATCGGTGTACCCTTGGCCGGAAGGCCCCAAGCTATAAAAAGCTGACGGCCCACCGGCGGCGGACTCAGGTCCCCGTCGGAGACATAGACGAGGATACTCAGAAATACTGGCGCGATATTCTCAAAGGAGGGAAAAAGCGAAGTGCTAAAAAGCATTGAACTTCGGCAGGAAATCGATGAGATCACTGCCGACATCAAGGCAAGAATTGCCGCGTGCCAAGAGGTGCCGGAAGAACTCCAGGCAAAACTTGAGAGCACGATCATCGAGTTTAAGACTCAGAAGGCGGCAGAAGCCGCCGCGAAATCTATTGTTAAAGGAGAAGAGAAAATGGACAAGAAAGTATTTAACTCTGCATTGAAGAAGGCTCTGCTCGGTAACGACACGGAGCTCAAGACGATTTACAACACTGCCGCAGGCAACAACGGCGCCATCAATGCCGATGGCGCGTATCTCGTTCCGCAGGAACTGCTCGGCCTGAAAGAAAATAACGGCCTCGGCGTTGACATGCGTGATTATTGCACGGTCATCAACGTCGGCACGCGTGCCGGTTCCGTCCCGACGATTGATTACGGCCAGACGCTTGCGCTGACCGCGTTCGACGAGAACAACGCTATCACCGAGAAAAAGGCCGCATTCGGCAGCGTATCCTTCACGCTGGCCAGCAAGGGCGCCATCATCCCCGTTTCCCGTGAGCTCCTCATGGATGCGAATACGGACGTGCTGGCCGTCATCGGCAAGCTGTTTTCCCGCGTCTACAAGAAAGACGTCAACACGGCACTCCTCACGGCTGCGACCTCGGCGGCGACCGCGGCAGGCACCCCGGCGAACATGGCAAGCAAGGCCACCATCGACGCGATTCGCGCAGCCATCAACACGGTGCCGCTGGATGCGGGCTCGAATTCCATCGTCGTTATGCCGCAGGCCAGCTGGGCGCTCCTCGCGAATGTCTGCGATAAGAACGACCGCTACCTGCTCGCGCAGGATGCTTTCGGTAACACCATCCGCCAGATCCAGGGCCGCCCGGTCGTCGTGGTCGAGGATGGCGAGCTGGCGACGCGCACGATCCTCGTCGGTGATTTCAGCGCCATGTATCATATCGCGTATCCGGATCTGGAAGTCA